CAACCGATGTATTACAGGGACTTCCAGAAAAAGAATATCAAATTATGAAAGGAGCAATGAGTAAAGTAGGAAACCTTGTTAAGATGGGAGTACGAGCAGCTCCAGAATTATTAGTAGGCACAGGCCCCATAGGAGCAGGAATTACTGCAGCATTGACCGTTCCTTTTATGATTGCTGATTTAACAGAAGGAAAAAGATTTTCAGAGGCATTACAAAATCAAGCAAGTGAACTTACCTTTGGACTTATCCCAGAAGCAGATAAACGTATTATAGAAGAAATAGGTGGACCAGAAGCTGGAATTGGTTTTGAGATACAACAAAACATAGATAAGTTAAAAAGTTTACGAGAAGATTTAAGAGAATCAGAAAGTAAACCCCAAGAAAATATGATGGATCCAGAAGCAGATTTTGCACAATCTACTTATTTAGATAATACAAGAAAAGAATTACAAAATACCATTGGATTATTAATACCTTATCTAAATCAACGAGGAGAATTGGTTGCTCCTGAATACAACGCTTATTTAAGAGCTAGTAATAAATCAGAACAAGAAAGAGCTTATCGAAAAGGGATAGGTGATTTACAAACATTTAATGGTGGATTCGATGAAATGTCTATTCCTGAAGAAGGACCTTTTCAACAAGACATTAACAAGTTGTTAAAAAAACAAGAACAATTAGAAAAAAGTTATTATAAAAAATCTTATCCAAGCGTTATGCAAGGAACGGTTGGAGAACCTGTTGATGATATAATTAATAGAAATTACGTTTACGCAATAGGTGGTAGAGCGAGATTAGAAGAGAACCCTCATGAATTTATTGAGAACAAGTATGGACCTGGCCCAGATTACAAAGACCTTAAGGAATATTACAATGATTAAACCAAAAAGACTTACCTTAACGATACCCCCTAAATCAGGGCCTAACCCACAGGGCTTGAATATTAACTATAATACTGTTAAGACAGTAAAATCGGAGAAAATAAATGGCAGAAATAGACAAGTCGTTACCAAACGAAGTTAGACCACGAACACCTGAAGAAGAACTACAAGGAGAAGAATCACTAGAAGTGATGACTCCCGGTGGAGTAGAAGTTTCAGAAACAGGAGTAGTTGAAAACGAAGACGGTAGTGTAGATATTAATTTTGATCCTTCTGCTATGGGAGAAGAAGCATCTGAACATGGTTCAAATTTAGCTGATTACATGGAAGACCAATCTCTAGGACAATTGGGATCCGAACTATATTCTAATTACGAAGACTATAATAATTCTAGAAAAGATTGGGCGCAAGCTTATCGAGAAGGATTAGATTTATTAGGATTCAAATACGAAATGAGAAGTGAACCTTTTCAAGGTTCTAGTGGAGCAACTCATCCTGTACTAGCAGAAGCAGTTACACAATTTCAAGCATTAGCTTATAAAGAATTATTACCCGCAGATGGACCGGTACGAACACAAACGTTAGGACTTCCTTCGGAAGAAAAAACAAATCAAGCAACTCGTGTCAAAGATTTTATGAACTATCAATTGATGGATCAGATGCAAGAATACGAACCAGAATTTGATACTATGTTATTTCATTTACCTCTGGCCGGATCTGCTTTTAAAAAAGTATATTACGATGAGATTCAAGGAAGAGCTGTTTCTAAATTTGTACCCGCAGAAGATTTGGTAGTACCTTATTCTGCAAACTCTTTAGATGAAGCAGAAGCAATTATACATGTTATTAAAATTTCTGCTAATGAATTAAGAAAACAACAGGTGGGTGGTTTCTATAGAGATGTAGAATTAGAAGCAGGTAGCAGCAATGAATCCGATCTAAAGAAAAAAGAACGTGAATTAGAAGGAGTAACTAAGTCAGGATATAATGATGATGTTTTTACTTTATTAGAATGTCATGTTAATTTAGATTTAGAGGGTTTCGAAGATGTGGGAACAGACGGAGAACCTACCGGTATTAAACTTCCCTACATTGTAACTGTAGAAGAAAACTCTAGAGAAATTCTATCGGTTAAAAGAAATTACGAAGAAAACAATCCAAAGAAAAACAAGATACAATATTTTGTCCACTTTAAATTTTTACCAGGTTTAGGTTTCTATGGGTTTGGTTTAATTCACATGATTGGTGGATTATCTCGAACTGCTACTTCTGCTTTAAGGCAGTTACTAGATGCCGGTACCTTGTCTAATTTACCAGCTGGATTTAAACAACGAGGAATAAGAATTAGAGACGATGCACAAGCTATTCAACCAGGAGAATTTAGAGATGTAGATGCGCCAGGTGGAAACATAAAAGATGCTTTTATGATGCTTCCATTTAAAGAGCCTTCGCAAACTTTATTGCAGTTAATGGGGGTCGTTGTAACAGCAGGTCAACGCTTTGCTTCAATAGCGGACATGCAAGTAGGTGATGGGAATCAACAAGCGGCAGTGGGAACGACCGTAGCGCTGTTGGAAAGAGGAAGTAGAACTATGTCTGCAATCCATAAAAGATTGTATGCAGCTCTAAAACAAGAATTTAAATTGTTGGCTAGAGTGTTCAAATTGTATCTACCTCCTGAATATCCTTATGACGTAGCCGGTGGAGAACGAGTTATCAAACAAACAGACTTTGATGACAGAATAGATATTCTTCCAGTTGCTGATCCAAACATATTTTCACAGACACAAAGAATTTCTATTGCACAAACAGAATTGCAATTAGCTATGTCCAATCCACAAATTCATAATCAATATGCAGTATATAGAAATATGTACGAAGCTCTTGGAGTTAAAGATATTGATCAGATACTAGTTCGACCCCAGCCCCCACAACCAAAGGACCCAGCATTAGAGCAGATTGATGCTCTTGCTGGGAAACCATTCCAGGCATTTCCAGGACAAGACCATCGCGCGCACATGACTGCGCACATGAACTTTATGGCAACTAATTTAGCTAGGAATGCACCGCCGGTTATGGCAGCTTTAGAGAAAAATATATTTGAACACATTTCTTTGATGTCTCAGGAACAAGTAGAAATAGAATTTAAAGATGAGATGCAACAATTACAGCAAATGCAACAGCAGATGAAACAAATGGCACAACAAAATCCACAAATTCAACAACAGATGCAGATTCAAACAAGAATGATGTCCGAAAAGATTGAATCTAGAAAAGCAGTGCTTATTGCAGAGATGATGGAAGAATTTATGAACGAAGAGAAGAAAATTACCTCTCAATTTGACAACGATCCTCTTACAGCTTTGAAATCAAGAGAGTTAGACCTTCAAGCTCAAGACAATGAGCGTAAAAAACGTCAGGATGAGCAAAGAAACGACTTGGATCGTATGAAAACTATGATGAATCAAAGTACGGACCAACAAAAACTGAATCAGAATGAAAAACTATCTAGATTAAGGGCGGATACTTCTATAGAAAAAACAATTCTGTCTGCAGAACTAAAAAACAAGTACCAAAACTAACAAAAAAGAGGTATAACCATGACTATGACAACTAAAAAAACTAAAAAAACATCTGTAGTTTCTAATAAAGGTGGAAAAACAATTGAGATGACAAAACCAAATGAATCTCAAAAAGTTACCGTTAAAGGAACAGGAAAAGCTAGAAAACAGACTGCTACTTGGTATTAGTACATGCTTCCCGCATTAAGTATTATAGCTCCTTTAGCAAAAATGCTGTTTTCTACAGTAGATAAAGCTATACCTGATAAAGACCTAGCAGAAAAATTAAAAGCTCAGCTTAATACTCAATTACTATTATCATCCACAGAAGAATTAAAAGCTGCGGCTTCTATTGTTGAAGCAGAAGCTAAATCTAACTGGTTTGTAGCTAGTTGGAGACCTTTATTAATGTATGTATTAATATTTATTTTAGTGTGGAATTTTGTCTTAGGACCTGTCATAAGAATCTTTACTGGAACTATTATTACATTTGAATTACCTGGTGATGTTTGGACTTTATTAAACATTGGTCTAGGGGGTTATGTAGTAGGAAGATCTGGTGAAAGTATTGCAAGAACATTTGCCAACAAAGGAGAAAAATAATGACTAAACAAGGACTGTACGCAAACATTAATGCTAGAAAGAAAAAAGGTATTTCAAGACCAAAATCAAAATCAACCGTTTCTTCTAAAGCTTATAAAAACATGAAAGCTGGATTCCCTAAAAAGAAAACTCATAAAATGCCTGACGGTAGAATTATGAAAGGGGCTAAACACAATGGCTAGAACAGAAGCCTGGACTAGAAAAGAAGGTAAAAATTCAAAAGGTGGATTAAATGCCAAAGGAAGAGCTAGTTACAAAAAAGGTAATTTAAAAGCACCTAGTAAAGTGGTAGGTAATAAACGAAGAGCTTCGTTTTGTGCAAGAATGAGTGGCATGAAAAACAAACTAACTTCTGCT